CCAAGCAAGAATAGACGTGGTAAAGCCAAGAACGTTGCTACCAAGAAAAAATAATTTGCATTCCTTACAATTCTGTTATATACTTGTTGGATAACAACAGGAGAAACAAATGGCAGTAAGAAACTTTAATGACGCTGAAAAGCAGAAATTGATCCAGATCATTTCCCAAGGTTCACAGGTACTAGGTGAAGTTGAGGACTTGAAGGGTGGATTGAAAGACACAGTAAAAGCAATATCAGAAGAACTAGAATTAAAACCAGCACTGATCAACAAGGCGATATCCGTTGCACACAAGGGCAACTACCAGAACATCGCAGACGAGATGGACACGCTGGAAAGCATACTGAACACGGCCGGCAAACTTTAATGTTGGACAAAGTCAGATCATTCTGGCTTCGTAGTTTTGAAAGTGACCGAACAGCGTTTTATTTTGAACTCGTCAGTTTCATATTCACAGTTGGAGCCAGCCTTACACTAGCGATCACAGCCTCAGATCCGGACATGACTATCGTGTATCCGGGATTCTTGGTAGGAGCACTCACACAATGTTATGCTTCATACAGGAGAGAAGCGGCATTCGTAATGATGATCACTGGCTACTTCGCAATCATAAATGTCTACGGTTACGGCGTGGCAAGTTATTGGTGGTAAGATGAGTTACATAGATGCATTATTCAAAAAAGATGAGGACAAGATCTACGTCGTAGAACGTGATCCCAAGAAAGGCAGGATATTCACAGAGTACGATGCCAGGTACGTGTTCTACTACGAGGACGCAAGGGGCAAACACAGGTCAATGACTGGTGCACCATTACAGCGGGTGCAGTGTGCCACACACAAGGAATTCATAAAGGAACAGAGGATCAGATCCAACAAGCAACTGTACGAGAATGACATCAATCCCGTGTTCAGGTGTTTGGAAGAGAACTACTTGGGCAAGGAGACGCCCAAATTGAATGTGATGTTTTTCGACATTGAAGTGGACTTCGATCCCGATCGAGGTTATTCAACAACAGATGATCCGTTCATGCCCATAACTGCCATAAGTTGTTACATGAGCTGGACGGACCAACTGGTCACCTTCGCAGTACCTCCCAAGACCATCAGCATGGCGGATGCCAAGGAGCTCACAAAGAGATTTGATAACACGATGCTTTTCGAGAAAGAGAAAGACATGTTAGATGCGTTCCTGGAACTGGTGCAAGACGCAGACATACTGTCGGGTTGGAACAGTGAGGGATATGACATTCCATACACTGTGGGTAGAATACAGAAAGTGTTGAGTTCAGATGACACAAGACGTCTTTGTTTTTGGGGTGAAAAACCCAGGAAGAGAATATTCGAGAAGTATGGCAGGGAGCAGTTGAGTTTTGATCTTGTGGGACGTGTACACTTGGACCTGTTGGAACTATACAGGAAGTACACATATGAGGAGAGACACAGTTTCAGGCTAGACGCCATAGGTGAACATGAGTTGGACGAGAGGAAAACAGTCTACGAAGGATCTCTCGATAACCTGTACAAGAATGACTTTGGACTGTTCATAGAATACAACAGGCAGGACACAGCACTGTTGGCCAAACTAGAGAAGAAATTGAAGTTCATAGAACTGGCCAATGAGATAGCACACCAGAACACTGTGTTACTACAGACCACAATGGGTGCAGTAGCGGTCACAGAACAAGCGATCGTGAACGAGACGCACAGACGTGGAATGCAAGTACCGGGCAGGAAGTACAAGAAAGACGGTGAAGAGAATCAACCGGCGGCAGGAGCCCACGTAGCGACCCCACAAAAAGGAATACACGACTGGATAGGGTCTGTTGACATCAACAGTCTGTATCCGAGTGTGATCAGGGCACTGAACATGGGTCCTGAAACCATAGTAGGTCAGATAAGACCTGTGATAACTTCAGCGGAAATCAACAGGGCCAAACACGCCAAGAAATCATTCGCGGCGGCATGGGACAGCCAGTTTGGTAGTTGGGAATACCAAGCGGTCATGAACCAAGAGAAAGGCACAGAGATAATAGTAGACTGGGAGGACAAGACCAGTGTGCGTATGAGTGCCGCACAACTGTACGAGATCATATTTGACGGCAACAACAAATGGATGTTGAGTGCCAATGGTACCATATTCACATACGAGTATGAAGCGATCATTCCAGGTCTGTTGAAACGTTGGTACGCGGAGAGACAGGAAATGCAAAAGAAGATGCGTGAGTGTGGCGACAACGAGATCGAAAGAGAGTATTGGGACAAGAGACAACTTGTGAAAAAAATTAACTTGAACAGCCTGTATGGTGCGATATTGAATCCAGGCTGTAGGTTCTTTGACATAAGGATTGGTCAGAGTGTGACACTCACAGGCAGATGTATAACCAAACACATGGCCAGCAAGGTCAATGAGATCGTGGCGGGCAAGTATGATCACAAGGGAGAGAGCGTGGTGTATGGAGACACAGACTCCGTTTACTTCTCGGCATACAAGACATTACAAAAAGAGATCAACGAAGGTGTCATACCGTGGACCAAAGATTCCGTTGTGGCACTGTATGACAGGATAGCAGATGAAGTCAACGGATCTTTCAAAGCGTTCATGACCAAAGCATTCCACACACCGAGCACACGTGGAGAAGTGATAGCGGCGGGCAGGGAGCTCGTGGCATCAAAAGGATTGTTCATTACAAAGAAGAGATATGCTGTGTTGTACTACGACAAGGAAGGTAAACGTGCAGATGTTGACGGCAAGGATGGCAAGATGAAAGCGATGGGACTTGATCTCAAACGATCAGACACACCTGTTTTCGTGCAGGACTTCCTGAGTGATCTCCTATACATGGTGTTACAAGGCAAGGAAGAGAAAGAAGTATTAGAAAAAATCAGCGAATTCAGGTCAGAGTTCAAATCAAGGCCAGGTTGGGAGAAGGGATCTCCCAAGAGGGCCAACAACATGACCAAGTACACTGCGGCAGAGGAAAAGGCCGGACGAGCAAACATGCCGGGACACGTGAGGGCCAGCATGAACTGGAACCGGTGCAGAGAGATGTATGGTGACAAGTACAGTATGCCAATCACTGACGGTGCTAAAGTTATAGTGTGTAAACTCAAACAGAATCCGCTGGGGTACACAAGTATCGCATATCCCGTGGATGAGATGCGTATACCTGAATGGTTCAAGGAACTGCCGTTTGACGGTGATGCCATGGAATCAACCATACTGGATCAAAAGATAGACAACCTTATAGGAGTCTTGGGCTGGGACGTGCAGTCAACCGAGACCACGAACACATTTAACAAACTGTTTGAATTTTAAATAAACATATGCTGAGCATAGAAGAAATAAAATTACTGATCGAGAAACTGGAACGAGTCAAGAAAGAGGACCTACAGGAGTTGATAGATTCAAATTTAAATATTTTGAAGGACATTGCATTGGCTGTGGACGCCAACAACAACGAGATAATAGACAGGTTAGACAAGACTCCAGAATGGTTTAGGGCCGATCTTGCAGACAAGGAACGTAAACCTGCTTATGATACATTGTTAAAACATGAAATTAGATCAAAAATTTATAGTTTTAGCCGATCGAATCTGTATAACAGTCTTGAAATTGGACCAGGCAACGGAATGTTCTCTAAAGATTTTAGGGCATGGCGACTTAATTATTTCTTAGATATATTGGGAGATCGTGAACAAATAATTAGAAAAATGTTTCCTCCGCAACATCAAAAATATCTAAAATTCTATGTAACTAATGGAACGGACTGTTCTGTGATCCCAAAAGGCAGTTGTAGTTTTGTTTTTAGTTGGGACACGTTTGTATTTTTCTCCCATAATCGTATAAGACAATATTTGCGAGATATTAATAAAATACTGATACCAGGTGGACACTGTTTTATACATTATGCTGATTGTCACTTTGACAGAGAGTTAGCACAGGCCAAGTCCGGCTATTGGAATTATAATACTAAAACAATCATGTCAGAAATTATAAAAGAAGAAGGTTATGAGATAATGGAAATAACTCAATTTCGACCAGAGGCAAGTTATGCTTTATTCCAAAAACCTGGTAAACAAAACCCAGTGGTTTACAAAATTTCTGAAATAACACTAGACTAAGACCTAAATATCATGTACAATTAGAACATTATGATAGACATCTTAAAAGACATCGTTAAACATACGCA